GCTTGTCACGCAACGTAGAGCATCTGGTCATCATGCTAGCTAAGGATTATTGGACAACGGAAGACCTGACACCCTTGCAAAGCGCCGTTGAAGCGCCTGAACAGGTGTAACCAATATGAACATGCTACTCCAGCGGCTTAAGTCCAAGACTTATTGGGTGGCGCTCATCGGCGCTCTGCTGACGGTGGTTGAAGTTAACTCAGGTTTCTTGAGTACGCTCCTGCCCGTGCAGTATCGCCAGTACACCATCATGCTTTGGCCGGTAATTATGCTGGCGCTGCGTGAGGTTACAACGGCTGCGCTGGCGGACAAGACGGCTTAATCAATACGACGTTAGTCACATTTAAAGCGAGCCTGTATGTTTCCACTTACCGCACTCCTCGGCATCGGCAACAAGCTGACAACGTAGCTACAAATGATCGACCCCTTCACAGCCCTTGCTGCGGTATCTACTGCGGTCAAGCTAGTCAAAAAAACCATCTCGGTGGTGCAAGACGTTGAGAGCTTGGGGCCGGTGCTGGGTAAATACTTCTCGGCAAAGGCCGACGCCATTGCGGTGGTGAAGAAGGGTGGTTTTTCTGGCTCTGCCAAAGGTCAAGCCATTGAGCTTGAGATGGCGATTGAGCAGGCCAAAGTGTTTGAAGAAGAAGTAAAAATGCTTTTCTTCCAGTCAAACAAAATGGACGTGTGGAAAAAGATCATTGCCAGAACGGCCCAGATTGAGCGTGACCACGCCATTGCTGAAGGCAAGCGCAAAGCGGTCGAGCTAAGGCGTAAACAAGAAATTGACGAGATCACCAACATCGGCTTGATCTTGCTTGTGTTTGTTGCTTTGCTTGGTGGGGTTGGCTGGCTTGTGTACGAAGCTCTCCAGCGGTGCGCTGGTGAATGTTAAAAAGGGTAGTCTATGTTTCCACTAACAGCACTCCTCGGGATCGGATCAAAGCTGATCGACAAACTTATCCCCGACCCACAAGCCAAGGCGGTTGCTCAGTTAGAACTGGCCAAGATGGCGCAGGACGGTGAGCTGGCTAAGATGGCCAACGAGACCGAATTGTACAAGGCTGAGCAGCTCAACCTGACCGACCGGCTTAAATCCGACATGGGCAGCGACTCCTGGCTATCCAAGAACATCCGGCCCATGACGCTGCTGTTGATCCTGGGCGGATACTTTACTTTTGCCATGATGAGCGCTTTTGACTACGACACCAACAAGTCCTACGTCGAACTGCTAGGTCAGTGGGGTATGCTGGTCATGTCGTTTTATTTTGGCGGCAGGACGCTAGAAAAAATCATGGACATGAAGGCCAAGAAATGAGAATTAACTTTGACGCGGCGCTTGAGTCTGTACTTCAGCATGAAGGTGGTTTTGTCAATCACCCAAAAGACCCGGGCGGAATGACGAACCTCGGAGTTACAAAACGTGTCTGGGAAAACTGGATTGGCCGCGAAGTTGATGAAGCCGAAATGCGGGCGCTTACGCCAAAGCTGATCGGACCAATGTACAAGCAGATGTACTGGGACAAGATTAAAGGCGACGACTTGCCCGCAGGACTTGATTACGTGGTCTTTGACGCTGCGGTTAACTCAGGCCCAAGCCGTGCAGCGAAGTGGCTGCAAAGCGCTGCCGGATCAGTGCCAGATGGTATAGTCGGCCCTGCTACGCTTCGCGCTGTTGTGGGTCACAGCGTCGTTGATCTTGTTGCTACATATCAAGCCACCCGGATGGCGTTCCTCAAAAACCTAGCTACTTGGGACACCTTCGGCAAGGGTTGGGATCGCCGCGTTGCGGAGGTAACGGCGCAATCCGCCAAAATGACCGCGTAAGGATTCGCCATGCCACTAAAGAAGCTGCAATTAAAGTCAGGATTAAATCGAGAAAACACAAAATATACCAATGAAGGAGGCTGGTATGAGTGCGACAAAATTCGTTTTCGGCAAGGTAATCCAGAAAAAATTGGCGGTTGGAGAAGAATTTCAAGCAGCATATTTCTTGGTATTTGCCGTTCGCTCTGGAATTGGATAACACTAGACTCCATCAATATTGTTGGTGTTGGCACAAGTGAAAAGTTTTATCTTGAAGTTGGTGGCGTTTACAACGACATTACACCAATTCGTTCTCAGGTCACGCTAACCAATCCGTTTGAAACATTTTCCGGATCTAATGAGGTGGTTGTAACAGATGCTTCTGGCGGCTACATAACTGGCGACTTTGTTCAATTTTTTGGGGCAACCGCAGTCGGCGGACTGACAATCTCCGGTAGCTTTAAAATTGAAGTTATCTCAAGCTCCACCTACAAGATTTTTACCGAAACAAGCGCAACATCTGACGCTACCGGCGGCGGAACCGTGTATGCCGTATATCAAATTAATGTCGGCCCAGAATCTGCTGCACCCTTAAACGGATGGGGCGCTGGATCTTGGGGTGCTGGCTTGTGGGGATTTGGGCAGACTTCGCTGGAGTCTTTGAGGATTTGGAGCCAAAGTAACTTTGGCGAAGATTTAATTTTTGGACACAGATACGGAGAAATTTTTTACTGGGATGCTTCATCTGGGTTTGGATCTATTTCGTTTACTGCGACCGTTGCAAGCCCTACCGTCATTACTTTTGGTGCGGGCTACTATGAAGGTGCGCCGATACGTTTTTTTCCGGATACGGATGGAGTACTACCATCTGGAATTGAACCCGGAAAACTGTACTACACAAGAAACGTTTCAGGCTCTACGTTTAACATTTCAGCAACGCCATCTGGTGCGTTAATTAATACATCAGATGCAGGATCTGGACTAATGTTTGTAGCAGGTAATGCCAATCTGCTCAGCGACTATCCGGGCGCATCAGATGTTCCTAATCTACAAAATCAAATTTTTGTATCTGATATAAGCCGATTCGTCTTCGCAATGGGTGCCACTGAATTTGGTGGATTAATTTTTGATCCAATGTTGATCCGCTGGTCAGATCAGGAAAATCCATTTAACTGGACTCCGGCGTCTACAAATCAAGCTGGATTTTTACGCCTATCCAGAGGTTCGGAGATTGTTACTTCCATACAGTCTCGTCAAGAGGTTCTAGTTTGGACGGATGCCGCGCTGTATTCTTTGCAGTACGTGGGTGCGCCAATTGTTTGGTCGGCGCAGATTGTGGGTGAAAACATTTCTATCGTTTCACAAAACTCAGTTGCTTATGCAAACGGAGTTGCCTACTGGATGGGCAAAGACAAATTTTATAAATACGACGGTAGAAGTCAAACCCTTCCAAGTGATTTGCGCCGATATGTTTTTCAAGACATAAACACAGATCAGTACGCGCAAATTTTTTCAGGGACAAGTGAGGGGTTTAATGAAGTTTGGTGGTTCTACTGCTCAAAAGACTCTATTGTGATTGATCGTTACGTAATTTATAACTACGTAGAAAATGTTTGGTACTACGGAAATTTGGGCAGGACGGCGTGGCTAGACTCCGGCCTAAGAAACTTCCCAATTGCCGCCACCTACAGCAGAAACATTGTTGGACACGAGGACGGCGTAGATAATAACGAAAATGGCGAACCTTTGCCAATATCTGCATTTATCACATCCGCTGAATTTGACCTAGATGACGGCCATAACTTTATGTTTGTGTGGCGCGTTCTTCCAGACATTACGTTTGCCAACTCAACCGCCGAATCCCCTTCCATAACGATGTATTTGCTGCCATTAAAAAATTCAGGCTCGGGTTACAGCGTCAATACAGCGGTCAATGCCGATCACTCAGTGGCAACAAACAGTTCAGCGGAAATTGCGCGAGTGGCAGTACTGCCAGTGGAGCAATTTACCGGCGAAATTTTTACCAGAGTAAGGGGGCGTCAAATGGCAATTAAGATTGAATCCACTGACTTAGGCGTGACGTGGCAGCTTGGATCGCCTAGAATCGATATGCGTCCTGACGGGAGGCGCTAGGCCGTGGCGTTTAACCCAATTGACCCACCAGCTCTTCCGTTTGCAACGGACGAGTACAGCCGTCCGTATCAGGATCAGCTTAACAATATCGGTCGAATTTTTTACAACCGACTTATTGCATTAGTTAATACCATAGCAATTTCTGTTACAACACTTCAAGGGCAAGTCACTCAGCAAGTGGCAGTATTGCCAGTGGCGTCTGCTGGGAACAAGGGCATTTTTGTATACCTTGACAATGGTGCGGGTGTTGCCGATGAGGTCTATGTTTGCACCAAGGATGCAGGTGGTAGCTTTTCTTGGAAGTTGGTTGCATGATATCTAAAAATTATTGGTTTGACGGGTGCCCGGTGCGGACACACTTTTATGACGCCATGAGCGTGCTGTTTCCTCCGTGGGAGTTGGCGTTTGCAAAAATCGCAGCGGCCTATAAGGAAGATATTCACGATCCGGCGTTGTTGAGCCGAATGGATGAGTTCATTGCGCAGGAAACCGCTCACGGTAAAGCCCACCACTCGCACAATGCCCGCGTAGGTATAACAGACCTAGAAGACAAAGAGTTTGAAAAAATTAGGCTGGTGCTACGCCGCCCCAAGATGCAGATCTGGCTGGCGTCCATGGTTTCTATTGAACACATTGCGTCGAGTCTTTCCCGTCACTTTCTTTCAGTGTACGGAGACCATACCGGACGCGAATTTGCCATGTATCGCTGGCACGCGGTCGAAGAATTGCAACATAAAAGCCTTGCGCTTGATTTATGGGACGCTCTCGGCTACACCAGGAAGGATTTGAAACGACTTGCGAGAGGCAATCTATTGTACGTCCTGCGTTTTCTTATCGCGTACACCACTGATAAACTACGCCAAGATCGGATATTCCCAACACCTCGGGTATTAGGCGGTGTGATGTGGTGCTTGTGGATGTCTTGCCGCGCAGTAGGGCTTTCTCGTCTACTTGCTAACCCTAAATTTCATCCGGACAATATTGATGATAGCGCCCTGATAGCAAGGTTTATATGAAATTGCAAAAGTACGCTGACAATAAAGAAAATCCGGCCATCAAGGGTAACTTGACTGCTGAGGAGATAGTGCGGACTTTTTGGGAACGGAACTACAAAAAAACGGATGTGTCTTTTGTTTCCGTGAAGCTAATGATTAAAAGTCATGTAGATTCGGGGGGTGATGTTTTTAGACTCCGCAATACGATTATCTTAATTACCCCCGATGATGACTATGAGGAAGTAGAGTTCCACACTTTTACCGCAGATCCTTCCGAGGTTTATCAATCTCTTATGCTAATGTTTTTTCTTGGACTAAATAAATCCAAAGGTACGCAAACTGCTTTTACGTATACAGAAGACAAACGCGCCTATCGCATGGTTTCCAAATTAGTTGGCAAAGACTATGTAGAGCTTGAAAAAACAGATAATCCAGATTTGGGAAAATACGTTCTTACATTAGATATAGGAAGCCTTGAACTTTACTTGCAACGGGAATCCGCCAATAAAGGGGAAAAATAATGGGATGGGTAAGAGAAAATGTAGGTATTGATGTAAATCCATTAAATTATTTAGACAACGTTGTTGATGCGGTAGCTGATGTTGCGGATTTTGTTATTGATGAAATTATTGAACCTGTAGTAAATACTATTACAGGAGTTATTGAGGCGGCCTTAGATGATCCAATAAAAACTTTAGCTCAAATTGCAGCGTATGCAACTGGCAACGTTTGGATGATTCCCTTAATTGAGGGGGCTGACGTTGCAATTGCAGGTGGAGACCTTGGAGATGTACTAAAGGCTACCGCCAAGGCTTACGTTGTACAGGAGGTTGGCTCCTACGCCGGTCAAGCTGCGGGTGCTTACGCTGCATCTTCTTTGCCAGCAGCTACATCTGCTGCTACAGCAAAACTTGTTGCAAACGCAGTGGCTGGAGCCACACAAGGGGCTACGGTTGCAATCGTAACTGGACAAGATCCTTTGAAGGCACTGATCTCTGGCGGCATTTCCGCCGGTACATCTGCCGCTCTAGGAAGCATTCCTGGATTTGCTGCATTTCAAAAATCCAATCCGACAGCAGCGGGAGCTATTGCCGGTTATGTTGGCGCGTCCCTTGGCGGTGGAGATGTTGCTGCGGCTACAGTGTATGGAGCTATTTCTGCATCCGGCATCGTCAAAGACATTATTGAAGGATCAAACGTTAAACTGACTCCCGCTCAAGAAGCGATTGTTACAGACATTTTAATGGGTACTGCAACTGCCGCGCTTACTGGCGGGAACCCCACTAATGTCGTGCGAGCAGCCCTGCTTAAAGCTGGCTCTAAAGCTCTTGGAGACATGGTTAAAAACTTTGTATTTACGTCTTCCGCAGAGAAATCGGAAGATTCATCCAAAGCATATACAAACGCCGTAGATAAATTAAGCACCAATGAAGAGTCGCAAAAAAATATTGCAGATAGTTATAACACTGTTGCGGATGAATTTAATACAAAGGTCGTAGAGCAAAATAGGCTTAAATCAATTAGAGATGTAGCGGTTCAAAATTACGAATCTAATAAAAATCAAGCAAATTTAGATGCTGCTAATGCCGCAACCAAAACATACAATGATTTTGCTACAAATCTTATTAAAGAAAATTCTGAGACATATCAACCTCAGATGGATGAATATAAAAATCAATTAGGCGAACTGCAAAATGCGCATGGAACATTAATTGATGAGTACACCAGCGCCGCAGAAGAGTTTAAAGGCTCTGTTGACAATCTTTCTGGAAGCATTAAGCCGATAATTGACACAAGTAACCGCGCATTTGTTGAGGCTATGAATCCAGGATTCAAGGCAGATGAGTATGCAAAGATCAACAACCTGCCCGAAGGCTCTGATCCTTACGGACACTTTTTAAGCGTAGGGCAATTTGATGGCGCTTCAATAAGCTATGCGGCGGCTGACTCCAAACTTTCAACCCAAAGATCAGTAGCCGATCAAGAAGCATTTAAATCTACTCAAGCCAAAGCCGTTGCAACAGTTTACGATGAGTACATAAAAAACGGTTATTCTCAAAGCCAAATTGATTATTTAATGGATACAGGTCTTTCAACGGTTGACGTGAACAATGTATTAAGTAGTCAAAAAAGCAACGTAGATCAGTTGCGAGACTATGCCTCGTATGTAGCCGGTGAAAAAGGAACGGGTAGCGCCGAATACAAAGAGGCGTACAAAGACGCCCTTAGCGCAATGGCGGACTACGGAAGTTATGGCGTAGTAAAAGAAGAAGACGGCTTTGCCACAATTCAAAGTGGGAAGATTGACCCGGATACACTTTTTCCAGTTTATCGGCATTACGGGCCAGATTATGATCCAGTAACAGGTGCTTTTAGGGTTACTGTAACTGGTTACAATACAATTGATCCGGTAACAGGTCTTTTGATTCCAGGTGGCGGAGGTCAAGAGCGCATGAGCGAGCGTGATATTTCCGCTTTGTTCGCGCTAGGCAAATCTGCGAATCCTCCAACAACGGGTGGCGTATCAGTTTTTGGAGATGGATCGGGAGCTTCCTCCGGATTTTCTTCCGGCCTACAGCTTGTAGCCAAAGACTCCGGCTCCGGGGGTACCTTGTATGACGGCGGCAACGGGTTTGCTTTTCTGGTTTACTCCGATGGAACTGGTCGAGTAGTTAACAAAGAAACTAACAAAGTTTTTTGGCTTAACCTAGAAGAAACCAAAGATTTTTTAACGGAATCCTTAGAAAATCCAAAAACAGATTCAAACTCAGTTAAGTCAAATTTAAATTCCAATCTTGAGGCTTCAATACAAATAGCTATTGCTGACGCCAAAGCAATGGGAATGCAGGGTGATGCAGCGCTTGAGTCTGCTATCGC